GACCCGTCAGATACACGTCCTGCGCGCCATAAGCAACCAGTTGCATAAGTCCTCCAGCCATTTGTATTATACCTCAAGAAAAAAAATCCAGACTTAGTTCGAAAACGCAAGACCTCCTAGACCCGATGCTATACGAAGGATATTGTAGTTCACGGCGAACATCTTCTGGAGAAGGTTAGTCGGCATGCCCGTCTTGAGGTTCACGGACGCCTGTGCAATATCTATCCGACTGAAATTGCACGCACCACTCGGCTGGTGCTCCTCGGGCTTGAGGGCAAAGGAGTATACGTAAATGCCCGGGCTAGGGTTTCCTTGGTGGTACGTGTAGGGCTGGTACTGGTTAAAATACTTGGCGGCCTGTTCGACCGCGCGCTCCGTACCGTTCAGCAGGAACTTGGCCTTGTGCAGGGGCCCGACCTCGTAGCCGAAAGTCACGTTCGTCGACAAGTTGGCGCTTCCAGACTCGATCCAGAAGACGTTGCCTGCGATGACGTTCGACTGAAGGGTAACGAGAGTACCCACCTGAATGTTACTTGTCGAGACGAGTGTATTTGATGACGCGTACAGAGGCGTGCCGAAAGCAGACGGAACATACAGAAGGGGGGCCCCAGTGTGGTTCGGTGCGAACGGAGCGAGGGCTCCAGCAATCTTAGAGGCATCGACAGTCATGTTGACGTTGGCAACGCCCGAGGTGAAGTTCCACAGGGCGTTCCGGTTAACAAGCGGAGACGGGTCCTGGTAGCACCAAATCAGCTCCTTGATTGGGTGGTTGTACTGGAGACGGATAATGTTCGGCGAGTTTTCACCGACTGTCAGGACCGGGTCGCCAGCGACGTGCTGAACCTGCTCAATAAGGTACTCGTGGTTGTTCTTGGAGAAACGACCCCGCTCGCTCTCCTCGAGGTAAATGTAGTTGGCCCATACCTCGATGGGGTTCGTGCCGAAATAGTTTGAGAAATAGTTGGTCAGTGTGAAATCAAGACGGACCTCGTGGTACTGCAGGGCGATGAGAGGCAGAGCGAGTCCTGGATTATTGTTGAAGAAGAACATGAGCGGCAGGTAAACCTTGGACACGCTGTTGACGCCGACGTTATTGGTGACGGGACAGGACGTCAACCGGCCGTACTGCATTTTCTTCGTGTCGTCCATAAAGACCTCGGAGTATAGACGGAACCACAGCTGATAGTGCTTGTCGATCAGCTGACCCCCAATGTACAGCTCGATGGTGTTGAATGCACGCTCAGCCACCCAGCACATGTCGGCTTGGACATTGTTGGACGTCAGCTGGACGGCAGACGACACGGTCGGCGTCAGGGCGACGAACATATCGGCCACCAAGTCGCCGCTGCGAGAAAGGGTCACGGAAAAGAGACCGCCGTTGCCTCCTGCACCGCTCACGGTTTGCTGGACAGTCTCCATAGCGAAGTTGGTGTGGCGCTTGTAGGTCGCTTGGAAGAAGGTCACCTTTGGAGACCCTGACAGATAGACGTCCTGGGCGCCGAAGGCGACGAGTTGCATGAGAGCGCCCCCCGGCATTTTAATATAGTACACGAAAATAGTTCTGCGAAAAAATCACCTCCTTATTTTCTGGTTAAATATCACAATGGCTTCCCGTAATCGCACCCCTATGCCCCCACCCCCAGAGGACGAAGAGCTCGAGATGGACGAGGAGGACGAGGACGAGGAGATGGACGAGGGTATGGACATGTTCGAGGCGCTCGGGTCTCTGCTCGCGACTGAGGAGGGCGACACCGTGGCCACCTCCCTGGTCGGCCTGAAAGATGCGACCGAGAAGATTGCCCTGGGTCTTGAATTCCAGAACAAAATTCTTATGAAGATCCTAACCGCCATCACCACGAAGCAGCCACCGGCCCCAGTCCCAGCCGCTCCTTCGGCTTAAAAAAGTCGCGGTCAGTCTTATCAATGGCAACCAAAGGCACCACACAAAAAAAGACGCCGCCACAGGACGGGAGCGCCTACCAGAAGGAAATCAACTCGTGGACGCCCGAGGACCTAAACTCTAAATTACTTGATTGCGAGCGCAACCTCCACCTGGACCTCCAGAAGGATGACAGGCGCCAAGAAATTTTCGCCCAACTCGCCGCCAAGTGGCTCCCGGCGAGCCCCCGACGGGACCCGAACGGTCTTCCTGTTGATATCGACAAAGAGGACATTGAGCGTATGCTCGTAAATAAGCGACGAATTATCGACATCTGCGGATATATGCTCGCCCGAAGCGAGCTCCTGGAGATTTCCAAGACGGAGACCCAGGACATCAATGGCGACAAGATGACTTTTGAACGGCGCATCAAGCGCTTTCGAGAGTGCTACAAGTCGGTCGTCACAAAGTTCTTGGAGAATGACTCAGAATTCAAAATGTTTAACCAGCCCCTGGCTGAAAATGCCGATGTCGATTTCGACATTGGTGACGCAGCCTCTCCATACCAGAGTCTGCTCGTGCATCTCTTGCGCCAGGCCTACAAGCAGGGATTCAGGCGCTATCGAGACCAGTGCTGCAAAGAAATTCGCAGTACCCGAGCCTGGAAGCCCGTCAAGGAGATCAAGGAGTTTGTCTATGATGAGACGCAAAAGGAGGACAATGCCGAAATGTGGTTGAATTTGACGAATCGTGGAAATATGGCCCACGACGTCATTCGACACTTGTCCAACTGCAAGGATATTCAGTTTAGCGAAATCAAAAAGGACCGGCACGTCTGGTCCTTCCGGAACGGTCTTTTGGACGCGCGACCAATCGATGAAAATCGCGACACAGAAGGCCGCCGGCGATTCACATTTTACGACTACAAATCACCAGAGTTTGCGGACCTCGAGCCTTCACTGGTTTCGTGCAAGTATTTCGACCAGCCATTCGATGCTTACACCGACCTGGACGACTGGTACGACATCCCGACCCCGCATATGCAAAAGGTTCTGGATTACCAGAGGTTCGAAGCCGAGGTTGCTCGATGGGTCTACGTGTTCATGGGTCGGCTGTGCTTTGACGTGAATGAGCTGGACGGCTGGCAGGTTATTCCGTTCCTCAAGGGCATCGCCCAGTCGGGTAAGTCGACGTTGATCACCAAGGTGGCCCGCAAGTTTTACGAATGTGAGGACGTCGCGACCCTTTCGAACAACATCGAGAAGAAGTTTGGTCTCTCGAGCATCTATAACGGCTTCATGTTCATTAGCCCTGAAATCAAGGGCGATCTACAGCTCGAGCAGGCTGAGTTCCAGTCTATGGTGTCTGGTGAGGATGTGAGCGTCGCCCGCAAGAACGAGCAGGCGCTCAGTATGCAATGGAAGACTACTGGAATTTTGGGTGGAAATGAGATTCCAAACTGGAAGGATAATTCTGGATCTATTCTGCGTCGTCTAGCGACCCTCAATTTTGGTCGGCAAATTGCACCGGACGTGGCTGACCCGAATCTCGAATACAAGCTCGAGGAGGAGATTCCTGCGATCCTGTGCAAGTGTCTCAGGGCCTATCTAGATTACTCGCACCGCTACGCCGGAAAGGACATCTGGAACATTCTACCTAATTACTTCAAGGTGATCCGGAGTCAGGTGGCGACCGTCACCAACTCTCTCCAGCACTTCCTGTGCAGCGAGAAGTTCGAGTTCAGGCCCGATTTTTTCGTCCCCCAGAAGGTGTTCGTCGCTCAGTTCAACCAGCACTGCCGCGAGAACAACTTGGGGACGTTCAAGTTCAATCCAGACTTTTACGCGGGGCCTTTCAGTTCAAAGGAGCTCGAGGTCCGGATAGATTCTCGCATCTACAACGGTCAGGCGTACTCTTCCCAGCCCTTCATTTTTGGTCTCGATTTCAAGGCGGCTGAATAAAATATAGTAAATTATTAATGGACCCGCTCGAGGAGCAGAAGAGTCTAGAACACGCTCGCATCGCCAAGTTTCAAAAACTCTGGCGATCCAAGCGCGTTTTTTCAAATAGCCAAATTGGCTGGAAGGTTTCACCCTCCTCAATTACCACCAAAATAGTAACCTTCAAGGTTCCTACAAATTTTAGAGCCGTGTTCGAATCGGCCCCCGTGGGGTTCACGGATATTGCCGGCTACGCCAAGAGCTTCAAGAAGCCCACCGTGCGATGGGTCTCGGGCCAAGGCTGGATAGGAGACGACGCGGGCGTCGAGAAACTGATCGCCAAGCGGGGTCAGCAGACGGTCGTTTTTACAGATAAATTTTTTGAAGTCATGGGGATCGGGAACTGGTACACGGCCCTCGTGACCATCGTGAAGAACGGCTGGGCCCCCAAGATTCTCTTGAATGCCAAACCAACCTACAAGAAAATTGATGGAATTTTCTACATAAATAAGCCCTTTATCCTAGAGGACCTGGCTACCGAACTGCGCCGTCTGCCGGCCTCGTTTGGAGCCGAGGTAAAGTACACACAGGCTGAACTGAATTTCGGTATACCTGCCGTCGTCCTCAAGCTCGCCAAGCCCAAATGGACCTACCAGTTCTTTAAGAACGGAACCGTCCTGTTTACAGGTATCAAAGACCCGGCGGACAAGGACACCCCTAGACAACTTTTCAAGGACTTTTTCTCCAAATACGGACTGACGGCTCTGCTCGCCATCAACCTCGGCAAGTCTCCTGCGATCGTCAAGCCGGCCAAAGGCGGAAACGCCAAAGCCAAGAAGGAGAAGCTCGCGTCCCGCTACCGCCTCGCCAAGTCGTGGAATGTGGCGCCTCCAGCAGGCTTTTACGTCCGTCCAGGTCAGGACGGCAAGCCCCGTCTTTATATGTGGCGCAAAATGGAGTACGTGCGCGAGTCTGGTGAATGGGTCAACCGTGGAGAGATGAAGCTCGGTAAGAAGGACGCTACGGAGGTTGCCAAGGCGTACGCCAAGGCGGGAGTGCCCGTACCGGCCTATACTCTTCGCGTATTCGAAGGTCTCGGGATCCCCATCCCCTCATCCGTAGCCAGCGTTCCCACCGCGAGCGTCTCCACCGCCAAGGCTGTTCAGGGAGGACGGGCCGGGAGCTGGAACGCCGTCGCCACCGCCAACGGACTCTACGTGCGCCCGGGCCGCGGGAAGCAGCCCTACTGGTTCGCCATCCCCAAGGGAATTGCTTCGGGGCGAAAGACGGTCATATCTGCGTACGCTAGCGCAGGTCGCAACATCCCCGCAGAAGTCCGGCGCGTGTTCAAAATTCCGGCCAATGTAAAGACGAATGTGATTTCAGTCGGTGGAGAAGCCTTTAACAAGGGTCTTCAACACGTCGTCAAGATGGGCCTGAACGGGATCCTACGTATCAACGACCGCCAGGTGACTCGCATCCAAAAACCTGAACTTCTAGGGATCGCACGGAACATGGGAATTCCTCAAGTAAATTCGAGCATGCCTCCAGCTCGCATCATTAAATTTATTCAGGAAAAGGCGGGCGTCTCCAACAAACCCAACAGATCCTATAATGTCGCCGTTAACGGCATCTTCTACAAGTTTCTTGAGAATGGCCGTGTAGAAAAGACAACCACGGGCGGTGTGCAGACCCAGCGCGCTTGGAGCACGATTCCGGTCACCGAACAGAACAAGATTGCCAAGACTATCCTGCCTGCAAATTTCCACAAAAATTACGAAGCCACCGCCAAGGCCAATCGCTTCAACACTCTGCGGGCTATTCTGGCGACCAAAAAACCCAAGGCACCTCCGGCCAAGAAAAAGTCCCCAAGCCCGGCCCGTTCGAATTCCGTCTCTTCAAACGGCAACAACAATGCAGCCTACGCTCGCGAACTAGAGTTTGCGACCCGTCTCGTGACGAACCTAGGAAACAACTACAGGAACGCGAATGAAAAGGCGTTCCTGAACAATATTTACGCCAAGCTACCGGTCGGCGCTCGCGGGGCGCCACTTAAAGCGACTGTAGAGCGGGCCTACGCCAAGTTCCTCAAGACGACCAAGGGGCTCCGGGCGAATAATCAACCTCGTGCGCGCTACATGGCCAAGATTGTCCCGCCCAACTGGCTGCCGGCGAACAAGGTGCAGGCTTACAAAAATATGGTTACAAATATGGCATTCCAGAAGCCCAAGCCGCCTTCTAAGAAGGACCTGGCTGCGGCTATTAGGGTCTGGCTAAACGCGCACGCCCCCCAGAGCCCGCGTCGACCCGCCCGGAACGTCGAGAATGCGATTACTGGCGAGGTCCGGAGAATTCCCGCCTATTCGCCAAAGCGCCGGACGACCCCCGTTTTGCCTACCCGCACCCCACCCAAACCCAAACCCAAAAAACCAAAGGCTGTCAGCAGTCCCCGACTCACGAAAGAATATGCGGTGCCGCAGGGCACTCCTGGAATGAATAATTTAACAAATGCATTGACAAACCTTGGGCTACCTACAGGGGCGAAGAACAAGTACACGTGGGCCGGACTCGAAAAGGCGGGTCTGGATCCAAAGTTCCGCAAGGTCTGGTTCGAGAAGGTCGCATCGCCTAAACGCAATTGAGAACATCAAAGACCTTGTAGAGAATGTTGAAAAGGGCCTTGCGGTCTTCGATCTCGGCCGGCTTTAAAATTTCGAGCTCAATCTGGTGTGTCGTGTCATCATCACAGTCTTGATCATCTGGGTTTCCCTTGACGATGCTCAAATCAATAGATAAATTCTTGCGAACAAAAGACCATCGCTCCTTGGTCTTTTGTTCGGTGCTCGTTTCGTCCCCATCATACTCGAACGGCTCCTCAGTACTAATCCCGAGACGGACGTCAAATGGGGCTCCGTCGAGTTCGAAATCGTCCACCTTGACTCGCTTCTTGATTTGGCCAACCTGCTCGTCAGTCTCGTCGTCTACAGTCAGGCGCTTGGAACCCTCAAAGTAGTAAACGGTAGACTTTGTATGACTCTTGGTTTCCCATGCTTCATATCGGGTCAAGGCGGCGAGGACCTTCTTGAAGGTATCAGCGCCGACGTTCGTGTCGAAACCCTTGCCGGCTGCCCGACCGAACCTGATTTCAATCTCGATATTCGGCTTGTTTTTGTGCGAATCGATGATCGACTCCCATTTCGCAAAAAGCGCCGTCGAAGTACTAGCCTTGGGCGTGTCCTGACGAAGCTGGAAGTTCATTTAGAGAAAAGACGCTCGAACCTTTTAAGACGAGGATGAGAGGCCTGTGGAACCTCGGGAACACTTGTTATTTCAATACAGCAATACAGTGTCTGGCGCACGTCCCGGCCCTCTCGAGACACTTTTTTTTAGTCCCGTACGAAGGACCATGTGACATTACACGTGAATACCAAAAGGTGGTCAAAAAGTTGTTTTTGAAAGATCACACGGATGCCGTGAGCCCGAGCGATCTGCTCGGTGCGTTCCGGGTCAGGTTTCCGTCCTTTGCAAACTCGGGACAGCACGACGCCCAAGAGGTCATACTCCATTTGATTGACGTTTTTGAATGTTCTCTCGGGAAAGAGTTTATTACCGATCTCTTCAATGGTGAAGAGACTCAAGAGACGATCTATCCCGGGGGAGTTTCGCAAGTCAAGTCTCAATTTACTACTCTAATTTTGGATGTAAATGAACCGACCACCTTGGGGGACTTGCTTAAAGATCGGGCCGAACCGAGCGCCATAGGGGACTACACGGACGCCTCCGGGAATACCCACCACGTTGCCGCCGTCCGGAACAAAATTTCAAGTTGGCCCAAGATTATCAGTTTTTCATTTTCGATGTACGACTACAAATTTCCAATTGAAATTCCTTTTAATTTTGAGGGACGAAATGTTTTCGCGTGTATTTTGCACCAAGGGGCCAAGTCAGGAGGACACTATGCAGTCCTTGTGAAGCGGAACGGCAAATGGTACATTAAGGACGATGGTTCGGTACAAGAGGTGCCCCAGATCGAAATATTACGTGGCGACTTTTACATGGCGTTCTATAGACCCTGAAACTCTTCAATCTTGATCGCCTCCTGCAGGTTCACACATGTCCTCGTAAATGTTCTTCGGTTGTTCGCATACGTCTTGTCCGTCCGGATCTTTTCGACGAACCATCCCAGCTGGCCGTACCCACACTCCACGATGGTGCCGTCGGGCAAGTCTGGTCGGCGGTTGTGCAGGTTCAGGCCCGACAAAAGGACCGGCTCGCTGCGCTCCTGAACGTACAGGTCCTCTCCATTTTTGATTTCAAAATCGACAGTGATCCTCTCCCTAGGCTTCCACTTGAACATGGTCTCGTGGGTCCCCATGCGGATCGGTTCGTTCACAGGTGTGAAGACGAGTCCGTCCGTCTCATACTCGAATGAATTTAGGTCCGGAATTGGAGAGGTCCCAAGAATCCCCATCGTCTTGACGCGGATCTCGAAAGGCGCCGAGGCCGTCTTGATGATCCCCTTGACGACCGACCTGGCCGCATCTAACCGCTCGTCTAACCTGGACTCGAGAAGGGAAACCCCTTTCACGAGGACTGCGTCATGAACAACAAAGAGCCGTGCTCCATTCTTGGCTGTCACGAGCTCTCCATCTAGGAGCGTCTCTTTAGGTATGCGAATTTTTACAGGAGTGATTGCAAAGGCTCGGTCGACCAGGAACACGCCTTCAGCGGCGCTGATTAAGAAGTTTCTCGTGCCGTCCGTCTTTTCACACACCATATAAGGTTGGCGTTTGAGGAGACCGAAGTGACGGCGTTCAATTGATACAGGTTGCGGGCCTGGAAACCTGGACTCATCGGTCGACTTCCAGGCCCGCTGAATAAATTCTTTCATTTTCTAAAAAAAGGCGGCTTTTCTCTAAGGGCCCAACTTGACGCCGGCCGCCTCGAGGATATTTCCAAAACACTCGTGAACGTAGTGACAGATGACCACTGCCTCGCTCGCGACACCAATTTTTACTTCAATCTGCTTGAGCCGGGCGAACATAATTCCAGAATCCGCCCAAGGAAGTTGGATTGGGGTGGAGCCTCCCCGGAGCTTCTTGTCGATGGGCTTGGTGTCCATGACCCATACACGCGCCTCCGTCTTTTCGCACTCGTACAGCCCCGGCCCGATCTTCTTGCCCACGGTCGTATCGAAATCGAGACCTCGCTGACATGCGTTCTCCTTGGAACCCTCTAGGGTCTTTTTAGTAAACTGGTCCCAGTTGATCCCCTCCTTGACGGCCGGGTAAACGAGCATGTGCAAACCGTGCGGAAGGGGCTCGAAGACGGTGTGCAGAATTTCGTTGTTCAGGTTCGTCCCGTAGTCCATGAAGAAGATGCGCTCACCAGACTTGATGAGCTTTGGCAGAGTCGACTTGTCCGGAACAAAATGAATTTCGATGTGAATTCCACGCTGCATACACCCCACGTGGAAGTTCATGAGTGTATGAAGGGTCGTCGAGCTGATTGACTTGTTGCGAGTCACGCAGAGAGCGTGAATCACCGAGACCATTGAAGAGTTCTAGACGCTAGGTTTTAAGTAACAACCCATGATTTTACAGTTTCTTGATATTCTGGGTCGTCAAGAATGCACGGTTTCCCATTGACCGTATCGTAAAACATGTAATATACCCTAACCTGTGGCTGATTCTCAAATACGATTGCCTCGAGAAGATCTAGAAGTTGTTTCTGTCTCTTTTCTTGTGTAGTCGCCTGTTTCTTTCCATCTACGGTGTAAGAATGTGGATTATACCTAATCCAAACGACTGGAGTATCGGATCCCTCGAGTAGCCACGAGGTCACGATATTATTCATACGGGCCGTTTCACAGAGCTGTGAAATGTGACGGTGCTGATTTTCATCAATTTCAATAATTACGTGACCACTTTTTTTCCAATAGGGCAAGAAAAAGTCAAGCCTCGACCAGGTCAACGACGGATCTATACATCGATAGTCCACTTGATGCTCCCTCTTGAATGACCCTTCAAGAAGTATATTTGCAATCTTGACTTCTTCTCTTTTTCTCTCCTGATGGCCCCCTTGAGTGTGATAGTAAAAATGGTGATTTGTGAGATTTCCGGATTGGG